ATATCGAGGATTTGAGCGATTGAAGTCAGCGAGGGCGTGTCTACCCCTACTGATGCTGGATCGATGGCCTGTGAGGCCGTTTTGGTGCTTTTGCGTGGCATCTCGTACTTTCAGAGACATGTAGATGCCTGAAGTTTACCCCGTAGTTCAAGAAACGCAAAAAAGGGGCCGAAGCCCCATCGATCAGAAGTTGTAGTCGTAGAACTTGACTGGCTTGTCGCTCAGGCCAAACCTTTGGCCGTGCTTGTCTTTCCAACCCTGCTTGCCCAAACGGATGCGTACCACTGGGTTGCTGCCATTGCTGGCGATGCTCCACTTCTGTTCGCGCTGATTGGAGCAGTGGGCACTGAAGCCACCGACATGAAACTCCAGCTTAACGCTGTCATCGCGCTCTGCATCCATCTCGCGCACTTCAATTGTTTTGTCACTGATGACCTTGACCACCTCAAAAGGGGTGATGTCAGAGTAGCCGTAGTGGTTTGCGTAGTTCATGATGTGTCTTTCAGTTACCCGCCTTGTTGGCGTGATGTGATTATAGAACACAAAATTCAATCTGTGCAATACTCTTTCGCATCGCTTGGTCTTTGTGTTCAATTGCCTTTGTCAAGTTGACTCCAGCCCCCGATCGAATGCCCACTGATTGGGGTCTATATTTTCTTCCGTCAACCTAAATGGCGCCGTCTCTCCGACTGTCACGCATTTGCCGCCTGCGTTTGGCGTACTTACCGGCTCGGTAGGAAATCCGTAAAAAGCCTGTGAACCGGCTGCAATCGGTGGTGTGCATGTGTGAATCGTGGTCAGGTCAGCAGTGCGCTTGCCGCAGCGCGGGCAGAAGTTATTGTCGCTCATGTGTTCTTCTCCTGCCCCACCTTTGTCAGCGTCCACAGCGCACGCTCTTGCTTCATGCCTTGTTGTCTGCCTTGCTCAAATGCGTCTGGCTGTGCCAAGGCTTCTATCCATTCGCGTACCTGTGCATCGTCAAGTGACAAGCCTCGTTTCGTTGCAAAGTCTCTGATTGCATCTACGGCTGGCGCTGCGTCATCAGAAGCCGACAACACGATACGTTCTCTGCGTGATGTAAGGTAGCCCATAAAGTCAAACAATGCGCCAGCAATAACAGTGTGCGTTACCTGCACTGGCTGTGCCAAGGCCATGCCGCCAACAACGTCGATCAGCCTGCGTATCTCAGCCACCAGCGCGGCTGTCGTTTCAACGTCTACTGGGACTACGGCCCCAGACATTAGCCATTCTTCTTTCATGTGTTCTCCCTTGGTGGTGTGCATGTATGAATTGTGGTCAGGTCAGCAGTGCGCTTGCCGCAGCGGGGGCAGAAGTTGCGCTCCTCTGGCTGTGCCAAGGCTTCTTTGATGGCGGCAATGGCTTCATGCATCATTTCTGCTGATGCGTTGAACTCATCATTGTTTGTCCAATCAATACACAACTCGGTTTCCAATGCCTCCAGCGCCAGCTTCAGTGCTTCTTGTTCTTTAGTCATGCTTGTCCCCTTGCTCGGATGGCTTTGCCTACACCAAAACTTTTCCCTTCACACTCCTGCATGTGTTCGTCAGCCGTCACAGCACACGCCTCGTTCTCTGTGTCACTGCCCAGTTTCACCCCTGATTTAAACGCCGCGCTCACCAAGTCATAACAGCCCTGCTCTTTTGCCACCTTGACAAGCTCGGCAAACTTGTCAAGGTTCTCCATGTCAATTGCTGTAGTCATTGCCCATCTCCTGTGCAAAATGAGCAACGTAGCCCTCGTAACAGGCCAGTCGAAAGGCAAAAATCTTGTTGTCAGGGTCTGCCTCCAACTTGACCTTGAACTCCTCTATCCTGCGCTTCCAATGTTCAATGACTGCTGGTGGTGGTGCGTCTTCTGTAGTCATTCTTCTTCCCCCGTCAGGTTTCTAATCTCATCTTGCAGGCCAACGATGCGGGCTGTTTGGCGCTCAATCATTGCGTCTTGGTCGGATATGATTTTCTTGTAGCCAAGCAACTCACCTTCAAGTTCATGGATGCGATGCTTCAAGGCTCGGATGTCGCCTGCTGGTGGTGTAGTCCGGTCAACGCCGCGCTGAATCATTGCTTGGTGTTCAGGCAACACCCGTATCCGGTCAAACATCGCCTTGCCCAAGTCGTAGAACTCTTTGTTCTTTCCTGTGCTGTTGTCCTTAGTCATTTGAACCCCTCCGCTTTGGCAATTGCATCACGCGCCAAGTCAAACGCTTCATACGCTTCGCCCTCGGTCAACGCGGGGTCAAAGCAACTGCTCATCATGGCGTACAGCGCAGTCAGTAGATCAGGTGCAGCCGCAATCAAATGCGCGTTTGCTTTGGCGTCTTTCAACGTCGAACGCTTGTCGCCCTTGACCCTTGCTATCGGTGCAAATCCGTAGGATTCACAACTCACGAGAAACTCTCCGTGATTACCTTGGTGGCATCTCCACACCCCTGTTGTGTACGGCCCGATGTCTTTTGGGAATGTGTTCATATTCATATCAGCAAGCTCCAAACCCAAACGCCAGTAAAGAACAACAGGATGCAGACCACGGCCAGCGCACCCATGATGGCTGTCAGCATCACCGTGCCAACTGTCTGCCATGTGTCCGGCACAGGCTTGATGTCAGGGGGGATTGCTGGGTACGGCTTGACCTTGCGGACTGTTGCGTTGTCGTAGCGACACTCGACAAGGCACTGCGGTAGCTGCGGGCACTCAATGCGGGCCTTTTCACAGTAACTCTTGGTCATACTGCCTTCTCCTCTGGTGGTGTTGGCGCGATCAGGTAAGCCTTCAAACGCTTCACGCGGGTCTTGTTGTACGAGACCTGCGACTCCGCATATTCACGCAAAGTCTCCGCCTTCAAAAGCTGGACCTCCGCCTCCATCAACTCAGCAAGAATCAGCTCAGGTGGCGTGATCTGCTTGCACTGGACCAAGACCCACTCCCATATATTTTTAAACATAATCTTTCACCCTCTTCAATGCGTCCGCCTTACAAGCAGCCACCTGTTTCTTGGTCAGCGTGGCTGCAATCTCCTCTGCCATCGCAACACACATACGAGCTTTTTCCTCGCTCGGCGCAGTTATCGCCAGCGTCAAAGCCAAAGTCAACGCCTGCTCAGGGCTCATGGAATCATTAGTAGACATGCCTCGCCCCTTCACTTAAACCACAACCAAACACCATGCAGGATCCCAATCGGGAACATGATCGCCCCAGCAACCAAGAATCCCCACAACCCCTCAGAAAAACACGTAAAAATGTGGTTGAACCACGCTACAAGGGCCACGATCATCAACGTCCATCCAGTAAATTCACCCATGATCTATCCTTCAAAAAAGTCAAAAGCGCATTCCTCAATCAGCGTGATCCGCGCATCAGAGATCAAACCGTAAATGTCCACAGAGCCCGCAAAGACCGCGTGCAGCGTGTAGGTGGCTGGGTAGTCAGGTTCCAGCTGCAAGCCCGTCAAGGGCTCCCTAGAGCCGCGCTCGGGGGCGTCATAGGACAAAAGGCAGTGCAAAGGCACAGAGCAGTCATCGGTGATGTACAGGAAAACAAGATTGTCCGTGTCTGTACCCTGAGCAAGACGTTTCATTTGTTATCCTTGTGGTTGGAATTGTGTTGGGGGTTGCCATTGTCTTCTGGCTTTTCCAAAACGACAAGGTCTTTGTCCTCCTTGTAGGCCGCCATGATCGCTCCGATCAGGGTGTGCAAGTCCATGTCAAGGCCACGTGCCAAGGCTGTCGTTGCAAGGATCAAGGCGAACAAAGACTGTGAAGGACGTTTGATGTTGACTTCACAGTAGTAAACGAGTTCCATGGAGTCTAGGCGAGCTTTATCGCAAAGTGCGCGAAGTTCGTCATCCGAGGGGGCCTGTGCCTCGGAATTGAGGCCGGTTTTCTTTTTCATGTGACACTATCCTTTCTATGTTGAGGCATTTATTGTGACGGGGTTTAATGTACACGTCAAGTACTTAAAAACGCATAAAACGTAGGTACTTACCCTTGGTTTGGGTGCGTCTTATATGAAAAAAGGACCAAGGACCGAGGTTCTTATATGGAAATGGGTATTCTATATAGAGATCTCAACTATTTTTTGATTTTTGTTTTTGATTTTTCATGGATTTGGCGTAATAGACGTAATGCCGTAAGAAGTGAGCGTTTATGCGGGTTGTGGGTACTACACCAACATTACGGTGAGAAAAATAGGTGTGTGGCTGGGGTGTCCCTATGACTTTTTTTTTGAGAAAATATTTTCATTCTTCTCAGACTCCCTATATAGGTTTCAGGGACCTCGGTCTTTGGGTTGGATCAGGTTGGGAAGGGGAGAAGGCGAGTGCTCCCTGTTTTTGTGTTGCGTGTTGACCTATAGGCATCTTCTATGTATATTTGGGGCTTCATAGCGTACGCAAAGGACACACATGTTTGAAATTGAACGGGATATCCCCCTGCCAACTGAGCGGGGCAAGTACCCCTTCCGTGAAATGGAAGTGGGGGACAGCATCTTCTTTGGCGATAAGAAGCAGGCTACATCGGCGCGGGTGGCTGCTGTGCGCTTTGGGAAGGCTTTGGAGCCGAGTTGGACCTTTACCCTTAGGATCACGGACCAAGGGGCTGACAAGGCCGGCTGGCGGCTCTGGCGGGTGGTCTGATGAGCCGGACAGAGATCTGGAACACTCCGCCCGTGAAGGTGGACAAGGTGGTTCGCCGGCTTGCCCCTAAAACGGGGACCAATGCGGGCCTCAAGCCCCTGAACGACAAAGAGCGCAAGTTCGTGCAGGAATACGTCACGGGTGACGGCAAAGTGACCCTGAAGCAGGCGGCGATCAGCGCAGGGTACAAGGTCTCGAGCGCGTCAGTGATGGCTTGGAAGTTGACCAACCCTGCAATGTACCCTCACGTGGTGGCCGCGATTCAGGCTTATCGGGCTGATTTGGCCTCGAAATACAACACCTCGTACGAGCGGCACATGAAGGATTTGCAGACGATCCGCGATAAGGCGCTGGAGGCGGGCGCTTTCGCTGCTGCTGTTCAGGCTGAATACCGCCGCGGTCAGGCCTTGGGCACAATTTACGTTGAGCGCAAAGAGATCCGGCACGGCACAATTGACTCCATGAGCAAAGAAGAGGTCCAGCGCAAGCTTGACGAGCTGAAACAGCTGTACGGCGGGCCCCCTCCGACAGCGCTGATTGATGCTGACACTGGAAAGGTGATTGACAGTGTTGAAAGAGAACGCGATCCGGCTTTTGACGCGGGAGTGGAGCAGCCTCCCGAAGATATTTTTGAGCGAGACAACGACCTTGGCGACAACCCCTGAGGCGCGGTTCTCGAAACGGGTCCGCGAGGGCCTGCTGCCGTTGGGCTGTGACATCGAGCGCATCGAGAATCGGGTCAACCTTGGCGTGCCTGACATGCTGGTGGGCATTGGCCCTGCTTTCGTTGGCCTTGAGCTTAAAGCGGTCACCCGCGGGCTGAAGGTAGAGCTTCGCCCTCATCAGGTGGCTTTCATGACCCGCCACACTGCCAAGGGTCGCCCCTGCTTTGTGCTGGTCCTGCAAGAGGGCACGACTAAGCGGCCGTCCCTGATTCACCTGTACGGCGGGCATCAGGCGATTGCCCTGCTTGAGCAGGGTCTGCGGCTGCCGGCGTTGGCTTCGTGGCCGGCACGTGGCATGCCATGGGACGCTCTTTTGCATTGGCTATCAAGACCTAATTTGCCATAGAAAAAATCAATTGGTAGCGGTTTGCATGCGGTGGTAATATTTCACCTGCATCGAGTTGATGCGACTAGAAAGGATAGAGATGAACCCGCAAAACGAATTTCACTTTTACGCCTCGAGCGTGGCTGATTGGGAGACCACCAATAAGACCCGCGACCTGCCGGCGCTGATCAAACTGATGGAAAAATTCGGTTATTCCTATAACCTGTTTTTCGTCCCCGTCCCCGCTGATGCTGCCTACGAAATCAAAAGCTATGAGCCACAAGTGACCGGCGCTGTGTGGCTTGGACACTTTGAACCAAAGGCCAAAAAATGACCCCGATTATCGTGACTTTTTACGCCCCGCCGATTCCATGGCGTGGCGCTGATTATTGTGCCACCCGCTGCGGATATGATTATCTTGACCCTATGGGTTATGGTGAAACTGAAGATCAAGCAATAGCGGCTTTGATAGAGATGGAAGAACTATCTAGTCCTGATTTTCAATAGTAAAAATCAATTAGCCGGCGGCGCTTATCAGTATAAGATAGCGCTGTCAGTTACCGATTAATCCATTAGAAAGAATAGAGCCATGATCAGAACAGTTGCAATTTCCAGCAATAGCAAGACCGGCCCAATAGCGGTTACATATCGTAGCGGTGAACATGAGACCTATGGCACGTGCCCTAAGTCTTGCGCTTTGCATCCGAAAAGTGAGACCGGCACGGATCAGCTGGACTCTGAATATATGCAAGCGGTAACGGATGCCGTGCCCCGTGGTGGTAAGGCTTGGACTTACTCTCACTTTCCATACACTGCGTTGGGCCTGCCGGCTGCCGGCAAGACCGTTATCAATGCCAGCTGTGACAATGAAGCGGAAGCAGTAGCGGCTATGCGTGCCGGCCGGCCGGCGGTATTCGCTGCACCTTTGGACACTGCCGACAGCTGGCCTAAGAAAGTGGACGGGATACAGTTTGCCCGCTGCCCCGCGGATCTATCCGCTGATTTCACTTGCCAGCGCTGTGGTGATGGATCCCCCCTTTGTGCCCGCGGTGAACGCAATTTTGTGATTGTGTTTGTGGCCCATGGGACCGGCAAAAAGAAAGTCGGAAGCGAGACCGGCGGCGGCTGCTATGCGGCAAGCGGCCCGACAGCTATACAGTGGCACGGGACAAAAACAAAAGGCAAAGCCAATGACGCGCAGGCCGTGCGTGATTTTGCCAAGGCGCTGCCCTTTGGGTCCATGCTTCGCCACCACGTGGCCGGCGATATCGGTCTGGAGAGGGTCCAATGCTGATATTTGCGCTGGTAATCTTCGTTCTTTTATGGTGGATTGTGTCTATTTTTGACCCTAAAT